CGGGGCGACCGTGCCGGCCGTCCTCATCGACTGCTCCGAGAGGGACGCGATGATCCTCCATGTCCAGATGAACAGGGGCAGGGGGTCGGTGGTGGCCAAGAAACTCTCGTCCCTCGTCCGCCTGCTGACCGTCTCCTCGGCGGCCACGGAGGACGAGATCTGCCGCGCGTTCAACATGACATTTGACGAGTTGGACCTTCTGGTCGACGGAACGATAATCAAGCATCGCGCCATCAAGGACCACCTCTACTCGCGCGCCTGGGTGCCGGTCGAATCTTCGGCGAAGGTGACCAGCGAGCCTGGGATCGAGGCGCCCCCAAACGATGACAGATGAGGCTAGGTGGTAACATTAAAATAGCAATAATCTGTTTCTGCGAGGATCTATGCCAAAACCGCTTGTACCGACCCCTGGGGATGAGGACGTAAACGTTCCGCGAGTCGAGGACATAAGCATCCCGAGAAGGGTCGGGAGGGTGATCGGCTTCGGGCGCAGGGCGCGCAATGCTGGCCGAACCCTGGAATACGCGCGAAGACAGACGCGAGAAGAACTGGCCGAGAGGCGCAGGGCGAGAGCCCGCCGGGCCAGAGCCCTCGGGAGGTGATCGTTGGTGGCAATAGTTTCCGCAGCAGAACTCAAAACCTACATGGACATAAGCCTGACGAACAGGCAGATGGACGCCGCAGACATGATCCTCGCGGGGCTCCAGAGCGAGATGGAGCTCTACCTCCGCAGGCCCGTCGAGGTCGTCTCGGCGACGGAGCAGCACCGCATCCCCAGCGAGCACACGGGGATTCCGATGAGCTCCTTTTTCGTGAACTCGAGTCCGACCGGCGATTCCCTCTTCGGGAGCACGGTCGACAACACCACCTTCCTCGAACCGCCGACGACCGTGTACCTACTGAACACGCCCGTGGTCAGCGCGTCCGTGGTCAAACTGAAGCGACTGAGGGGGACGGAGAGGACGCTGGTGGCGGAGCAGGACTACGTCGTGCGCGGGTTCGGCATTGACGTGTTCGGGGCGTACGCGGATGACCTGGTCACCGTCACCTACACGGGCGGCCTCAACGGGTCGGCGATACCCGCGATCAAGTTGCTCATCCTCCGCGCCGCGACGAGGGAAATGCAGAACATGCACGACGACGTGGTCGGCGTGAAGGATCTGGAGCCGCGCAACGTCGCTCCGATGCAGACCGGCTTTCTCGAGACGGAGCTGATGTCTCTGAAGAGGTATCGCAAGAATCGGTACGGCTGATGGCTGACAAACTGGTCATAAAGGTCGACGCGAAGAAGGCGATTCTCCGCATGGTGATGATGAAGAAGCGGGCGAACGACATGCGCCCGATATTCCGTCGCGCGAGGGTCTGGCTCAGGTTCGCCAACCAGGAAAATTTCAGGCAGGGCGGCCTGCCATCCGGCGGGTGGTCACCGCTCGACCCGCAGTACGCCGCATGGAAGAGAACGAGCGGACAGGGCGGGGACATAATGATCCGCACGGGCAGGCTGTTCAGGAGCCTCTCGTCGCTCAACGGCCCGCCGAACAAAATCGATCTGATGGACGCGACGTTCGGAACCCGCGTCGAGTACGCGAAATTCCACCAGTACGGAACGACGAGGATGCCGAAGCGCAAGGTCGTCTACGAGCCGGTCGGGTTCGCGAAGAAGTTCGGCGAGACAGCAGCCACCTACATATGCCACGGTGAGATACGATCCGTCAGGGAGTCAATGCTGTGACGATGTACCCGATGCACGGGCCTCAGTTCGCCAAGCAGTACGTGAACGAGTACCTCAAGGTGGAGATGCCGAAGCGGCTGGTCAAGTACAGGAACGGCTGGGGCATCAGCAACGCGGACCTGCCGGATCCCGACGAGTACCTCGCCTACGAACCGATAGCCCTCGACCGTTGGCCGACGCTCATAACTGTCGCCATATCCACGAACTCGTTCGAGCAAATCGGGTGGGACGAGATGCACCCGCTCTACCGGGTCCAGTACTCGATGAGGACCTACGCCTGGGCTCGCACCGAGGGGTCTGAGCAGACGACCGTGATGAGGGACAGGCTGACGGTCGTCGTCAGGTCGGCGCTTCTCGACACCCCGTGCCTCGATGCCGCCGACCCGAGGCAGTCGTTCAGGGTGCAGATAGATCAGACGAGCATGCGCGAGGAATTCTCCGACGTCACCCTCCTCAAGGGCGACAGGATGCTCGCCGGCGCCTACGTCTCCTACAACCTCAACATAGACGAAATCCTCCACAGGGAGGACATAGCGGACGTCTCAGAGATAAAGATCGAGTACCAGTCCAAGGGGCCGGGCCAGTCGTTCCCAGACGACGGCTACACCAACCAAATCGTCGTCAATTAGTCTATTATTGTAGTATGTTCAAGCGTCTGTCCAGCCGTGCCGAGGATCCGGGGTTCCCCGACGCGGTGCTGCTCACGAACAAGTCGCAACACTGGATCGAGGTGACGGATGACGGCATGACGATTCCCCCGCACAGCCACGCGGCCATGGACAAATTGTCGGCCTCGTTGTCGCGACTGATACCCCAACTCATAGACGATGGCCTGCTGACCCTCTCTGGGGTGGCCCAGGCGCCCGCCCAGCCGCAGAAGACGAAGCGCAAGCGCAGGGGGGACGACGCCCCGTCGACGGAATCGCATCCGGTGGCAGAGGAACCAGAAGTTGCTAATTTAGTTGCCGAACCCGAACCAGAAAATTGGGTATCATCTAACGAGAGCATAGTCGGGCTTCCGACGACGGACGAAATTTAGCGAGGTATCATGCCAGGCGTAGTCATCAACACTTCGGTCCGCACAGGACCATCGGTCGCACTTCTCAACGAGGCATCGCAGGCGTTCTTCGTCGGCCTATCCGAGCGCGGTCCGTCAGATAGCGCCGGCCTCTGCACGAGCCTTGAGCAATTCGAAAATGTGTACGGTGGCTACCAGGCCTACTCTCTCCTCCACCCGACCGTCGAAACCTTCTTCGAGGAAGGCGGAACCCAGTGCTACATCGCCAGGGTCGTCGGCCCGGCCGCGCAAAAGGGCTCCTTGGATCTCGACGATGCCGACGGCAACGCGACGATAGTTCTCACGGCCAACGGAGCCGGCTCATGGAGCTCGAACCTGTCCGCCCAGGTGGTATCGGGGACAGTGTCCGGTTCATTTGCGGTCAAGATTTTCCTTTCGGGGACGCAGATTGCCACGACCGGCAACTGCTTCCTGCGCGAACAGGCAGTCGGAAAGATCAACCTGCACGCCACGGCGAGCAAGTACTTGGTCGCCTCGCTCGGGGCGGACACCAGCGCCCCCGTCGCGATGCCAGCCGCTGTCGCCCTCTCCGCCGGAAACGATGACAGAGCAGCCGTCGTGGACGCAAATTACGTCACCGCTCTCGCCCTGTTCAACGACGCGCTCGGTTCCGGCTCGGTCTCATGCCCGGAGTCGGGCTCGGCGACCGTGTACTCCGGCCTCCTCGCGCACGCGAATGCCTACAACAGGATTGCGATTCTGCACGGAGCATCGAATGCGACGATCGCGAACATAAAGTCGTTCGCGCAGACGATCATAGCCAACGAGACCAACCTCGAGCACGGCGCCCTCTACTACCCGTGGGTGTACGCACCGACGGCGGTAAACGGAGTGAACAGGCTGATACCGCCGGACGGGTACGTCGCCGCGGCGAGGTCAAAAACCGTGAACGGTACCGGGTCGCACGTCCCCTTCGCTGGCGCGGTCTCGGAGGCGGCGTTCATCGTCGGCGTGGTCACGGACATTGACAGGACGAACGGCAACGCCCTCGACGAAGAGTGCGTCAACGCGATTCGCGTAATCAACAACACGATCCGCGTGTACGGAGCGAGGTCGCTGTCCCAGGACACGACGAACTTCAGGTACATAACGTCACAGGACACGATCAACGGAGTGGTCACCCTCGCCTACAGGGCGCTGGAGCCGGTGGTGTTCTCGGCGATAGACGGCCGCGGCACGGTGTTCGCGAACATCGAGTCGCGCCTGATATCGGTCCTCGAGGGATTCCGCATCGCCGGTGCCCTGTTCGAGGCGTTCGGCACGAACGGCCAGAGGATTGATTACGGCTACACGGTCAAATGTGATGCTAAACTAAATCCAACGTCAGAATTGGCGAATGGCAGAATTAGGGCCAAGGTCGGCGTCAGAGTGTCCGGCGTCGGCGATCGCATCGAGGTCGAGATAGTCAAGTCCAGCCTGACCGCATCGGTCACCGCGTAACGGAGGAAAAATGGCAAAGGTAGCACAGAGGCAAGTTCTCGCATCGATCGTACCGAGCACGTCGGGCCAGACCACCCTTGGGCCGACCAACATTAAGCCCCCGACTTTCCCGAGCGGCTTCAAGTTCGCCCAGGTCTCTGGCGGCGAGATAACCGCGTCCGTGGAGAAGATCTACGAGGGCGGGAAGTTCCGACCGACCGTTCTCTGCGCCCCGGCGGAGATAGGCGACATCACCCTCACCGCGCACTACGACGATGACACCGCGTCCGGCGGAATCGCCACCGTGATCAAGGCCCTGCGGCAGTTCGTCGGGGTCGGCTTCTACGACGTGACGATTCAGAACTACAACTGCGGCATCACCTCGTCCGCGCACGACCGCCTGTACAAGTCGGCGCTGCTTGTCGGGCTGACCGAGCCGGATGGCGACTCGTCGTCCGGTGCCCCGACGACCTTCGCCCTGACCTTCTCGATAAGCGACATCGACGTCCCCGCAACAGCCCCGGCGGCGGCAACCACCAGTTCATAAGCCACCGACGACGGCCTAGCGGCCCCTCGGATTAGTTGCAGCGGACGGACCTTGTTGTTGCTAGGTTATTGCCGTCACCCCAATTCACCGAAGGGAATAATATGTCAAATGCACTCTACTCCTCCGAAGCCTCCGAGGAACAGCCACAGCCAAAGAACGCCGACAGCAAGAAGGCGCCGAAGCAGCCGGAGAAGCAGGAGACCCTGCTGGACAAGCTCACGACGGCGATCGGCGAGAAGGTGCGCAGGAAGGACGTGTTCATAAACGTCCCGGAGCGCCCGCGCGTTGCGCTGCGGATCAGCCCGAACATAACGCAGAGCCAGGTGCGCAAGTGGCGCAAGGAGGCCGGCGAGGAGACGAAGAACGGCATGGACGCGACCAAGTTCGCCACGTTCGTGATCGGGAACACCACCGAGGGCGTCCTCTTCGGGGACGAGGAAGTGCACGACGAGAACGGATTCCCGCTCAACTTCGCCCACGACCAGATACTCGCAATGACCAAGACGACGCGGCCAGTACCGGACGCCGTCCGAGCGTTCTTCGGACTAGACCCGCACGTGGAGGCGGCGGCATTGGCGATCCTTGATGCCGCTGGGTTCGGCGACACCATCGAGCCTGCCGAGGACCCTACGACGAAATCTTCGACGAATTAGTCGAAGAGCCGACGATAAAGTCGGCGGCGAGGCTGGGGGAATTGTGGGGAACCGACCCCATACGCCTGCTCGATTGCACCGATGTCGAGTGGGTCATACGCATGGCTTGTGCTAAAGTAATAGAGCAGGATCGCGCCGCGGCCGAGAAGAACGCTGGCATTTGAGCGGCCGGTCACCGTAATCAGACACCGGAGAAGGCATGCCCGACGAGCGCGTTGTAATACAAATCGAGGTCAGATCCGACGACCGGGAAATCGACCGCACGAGGCGCAGGCTCGAGCGCCTCTCCGGGGCCAGGGACAGGGACAGGCGGAGGGCCGACAGGGATCGTGGCCTCGCCTCGCGCGCCGAGCGCCGGCTGGCGAATGAAACGGGAAACCAATTCAACAGGGTGAGCCGCAAGTACAAGAAGAGCTTCGACTCCTTCGACAAGATGATAAAAATGACGGGCGGCGGGCTGATGAAGTTCCTCGCCCTCAGCGCCAAGGCGGTCGCGCTCGAGATGGCGGCCATGGGCGTCGCGATGATGGCGATCCATGTCGGATTTGCGGCCGGCAGGCTCATCATGAAGGCGTATCACGGCATGATGAAGATGGTCGCGGCCGGCATGGCGGGCGTCGCGATAGCGGCCGGGACGATGGCCGCCGCATTGCGCGAACAGCAGGCGGCCATGTACGCATTCAGCGGCAGGGGACAGGCGACGGAATTCGGCTCGGCCCTCAACCAGACGCGCGTGCAGATGCGCGCCCTCACCATGGACGCCGACCTCGCGTCCGTGGGGGTCGAGAACCTGGTCGCCGCATACGCGGAGGTCGCCAAGACGCAGGGCGGGCGTTTCACCACGGGGTCGAAATCGACGCTCAAGGGGCTCATGGACTTCGCCAGCGCCGGAATGGATCTCAAGGAGGGCACCAAGCAGGCGGGTTCGCTCATCGCCACCCTGCAGGACGCCAAGAAGTCGTACGCGGAGGTCGTCTCGGCCGGCAAGAAATTCAGCCCGCAGATGAAGAAGGCGCTCGAGGAATACGAGAAGTCGGCGGGCAAGGAGGGCAAGACCAAGGAGGCCCTGACCAAGGCGATAAGGTCGGGCGAGCTCGCCAAGCTCGGCGGAGTTGAGGGGCAATTCGCGGGCGTGTCGGGGACGCTCATCAGCACGCTGAAGGGGCAGTTCAACCTGCTCCGCGGGCAGTTCGCGGACTTCGGCCAGCAGTTCCTCGCCCCGATGAAGAAGGAGGCGAGGGAAGTTTTCGATGTCATCAGCACGGCCCTCAAGAGGATGAGCGGGCAGGTGGCGGACTTCGGGAAGTCCGGCTTCATCGACAAGATTTCTGTGATCGTCGAGAAGATCAGCAATTGGGTCGTCCGCGTGATGCGCGACTACCTCCCCGGCGCCGTCGGGATTTTCGAGCGGATCGGCGACTGGTGGGAAAGGTTCACCGAAGGCTGGGAGAGGATGAGGTCGGCGCTCGAGCCGTTTATCAAAGGCGCGAAGGTCGTGGAGGGAATTCTCAAACAGGCGTGGTTGCCGGTGTGGGAGCAAATCAAGGAGAACATGTACACCTTCAACGACCAGCTGCAAGAGAACGAGGGGCCGCTCAGGGATTTCGGAACGAACATAGGCCAGTTGCTGGCGAAGGTGATGGAGTATTTCGCGGAGGCAAGAAAACTATTCTTCCAGGCCCTGCCCTTCATCAACAAGGTGATCGGCGGCTTCACGCAACTCATAGAGCTGTTCACCAGCTTCCTCGGCATGTTCACGCAAATCACGGGGGGCAAGGACGGCAAGGGTGGCATAGGCGGGCTGGGCGGGGTCGGCTCGCTGATGATGCTCATCGGCCTAGCCAAGGGCATGAAGAACACGAAGGGCTACTTCACGCATGCGCAAAGCCGGTCAGGCATACGCGAGGTTGCGGACATGAAAGTCAATGCCGGCACCGTCTACATCAACGGCAAACCCGTGGCGCAGTACGGAGTGAGGGGGGCCGGCGGCAGCAGCGGCCTCGTTGCGGGGTCAAACACAATCCAAACCGTACCGATCCGACCCGGCTCGGGGCCAGCGCCCGGAGCGGGCCGTAGCGTGGGACCGCACACGGGTCCATTCACGGTTCCGGCGGGGGGAGCGCGCGGCGGTGGCGCCGGTTTTGCTTCTCGCGGCGCGGGTGGCGCCGGCGGAACGGGCGCCGGCGGAGGGCCGCGCAGGGGACAATTCGTTTCCACCCCGTTCGGAAGAGCGCAGGCGGGTCTGGGACCGAACGGCGGACCGGTGATAACTTCCGGCAAATACAAGGGCATGGAGGTGCTGACGCAGAGGGTGCGAGGGGTGGACATTCCGTACGCCTACGGGGGTCGCGGAACCGGTCCGGTCAACAACTCATCAGGGCGCATCGGACAGGGTTTCCGAAGCGGAGTCGTAACGCTCGAGGAACACAGGACGCTCAGGGGGCACAAAATCGTCGACTCGACGGGAAGGATAATCACAAGACGCGAGCGAATCGCCAGAGCGATAGGGGAGGGGCAGCGCGCCGGTTCGACCGGCTACGTGAAGGACGGAAGGCGCAAAACCTTCATGGACAGGTTCCTCGGCGGCGGCAGAAACACGGGAGCCAGCGGGTTCATCGGGCGCGCCGCCGACAGGTACAGGGACAGGCTGATTCGCAAGAGCGATTACCTCGGTCCCGTGGGTGGTGGCGGTCCTCCCCTTCCTCCCCCTCCCCCTCCGCCGGTCGACCCAGCAACGGGCCAACCCTACCCACCGGGAACGCCGCAACACAGAGGGTGGGTGCTGAGCACGAACAGGCTGTACGGCCCTGGGGCCATCGATACGAGCACCAGGCGTGGCAGGCTCAAGATGAGGTACTTCAACAGCAAATTCTACAACAACTTCATGTCGCCGACGTCGGGGATCGAGAAGGACGGCCCAATACAACGGGGCAAGATAGGTTCGGCCATACAGAACGTAAGGCTTGCCTCACGAGACGCGAGGATAAGCAGGCTCGGCGGCATGGTCTTCGGTAACGAACATAGGAAGGGCTTCCAGCAATCGGCCATGGGCGGCATGGGCGTGATGATGGGGATGGGCATGCTCGCGCAGAGCGGTAAGGTGTCCGAGGAGGCGCAGAAGTTCCTGTCGGCCGGCGCGATGATCGGCATGGTCAACCCGCTCGCCGGTCTGGCGGTCGGCCTCGGCGGCACGGCACTGACGGCGAAGACCGTCGGAGGCGGAGCCGTGAGCGGTGCCGCCGCTGGCGCCGCCATCGGAACGATGATCGCCCCCGGCTTCGGAACGGCGGCGGGCGCGATTCTCGGCGCCGCGGTTGGTGGCTTGATGGGCGGGCTCAACAAGGTCAAAGATGAAAAGAAGAAGGCGCGCGAGGCATTTGAGTCCGCGTTCGACAATATTTTCTCCAACGAGATGGTGAACATCCAACGAAAAATGATGGAGTCTGGCGGCTTCGGCAAGTCAGAGATAGCCAAGGCCGGCAGAAAGGGCGGAAGGCTGGACAGGGAACTACAGACAGTTCTGGACATGTTCTCAGGAGGCAAATCCAACGAGGAGATAGTTGAATACTTCGCGGCGAACAGGGGCAAGTTCGGGCTGGATGAGAAACAAATAAACGAAATGCGCAAACGACCCGAGGAGACGACAAAGGCATTACAAAAGACATCGGAAAAACAAAAAGCCATGAACCACCTGACCTCGATATACGAGAAGCGCCTGAGTGCGCTGTCGACCATGACGGGCAAGTCCGAGCAACAGGTCGAGTTGCTGGCGATGGAATTGGGGGTGGATCTGTACGACTCGACCGTCGACTTCAACGAGGTGATCCAGAAGCTCGGGGTGAGCGTCGTAAAGACCAGGGAACAGCTCAAAGGCATGCAGATGGACGTCGCGATCAAGGGGCTCGACCAATTCAAGACCAAAATAGTCGACGCGCTAGACCCGGAGATAATCAGCGAGAAGGCGCGGTCGTTCCGCGACCTCTTTGATTCCGCCGGCTCGGTGACCGACAAGGAGTTCGGCGAATTCATCAACAGTTTCGTCCCCGACTTCCTCGATTTCGCTGGCGGGGGTTTCGCCGGCATGCTCCGACTGAAGAGCATGATCGGCGTCGGAGGCACCGAATTCACGAGAAAGTCCCTGACGGAGAAAGACGCGGATGGGAATCCGATCACGAGCCCGTTCTTCGGGATGGAGAAGACGTTCACGGAGGGGCCCGGAGGCATTGCCCTGCAGGGTTACATGAACACCACCCTCGCCGAGCAATCTAGGAATGCCGCCGGACAGCTCAACGCCCTCCTGTTCCAATCGGAAGCGCAGAACAGGTTCATAACGGATGCGCCAACTTTCGCCAAGGCACTGCAGAGCATGCCCATAGATTTGGCCAGATCATTCGCGCAGGAACTCGAGCAAGGGACGCTGTTCTCCGACATCGACATCAACAAAATGACCAAGGTGGAGTTTGCGACGATGATGCGGGAAAAATTCGGGTTCTCGGCATTCCAACTCGGTCTTAGGGACGTGGAGGGACAGGACGGTCTGAACATCGCCCTCGACAAGATGCCGGAGCAACTCAGGGACACCTACGGCGCAATCATAGAGATGTTCGGCGCGTTCTTCGACAAGCGCGAAGACAAGCCGGAGTGGATGACCGATAAGTTCATCAAGTTCGTCGCCGAGAACAATGACACCAGCACCCCGAGGGGCAAGGGCATCGGCGACACGACGTCCTCGCGCCTCGCGCAGACGATGGGCAGGCACGCGGCGATGAACGGGATGCTGACCGGCACGAGGACCGTCACCTCGGCGTACAGGGACTTCGGCCTCGGGTCGATCAACTCCGACCATGTCATGGGCAGGGCGTACGACCTCACCGGCCAGAACCTCGGCGCATACCAGAGGCTCGTCCGCGCAAACGGCGGGTTCGCTGAGTTCCACGGGATCAACGGCGGCAGGCACCTGCACGTCGTACCGGGCCCCGGACGCTACGGCGACGCGGCATCGCCGATGGGGTCGATGCTCTATCGCTCGCGCCCCGGTGCATCATCCAACGAAAGCGGGGGCATCACGATCAACATGAACGTGACGGGCACGAGCGACCCGAAGGCGACGGCAGACGCGGCGATACGCCAGATGAGACTGGTGCTCGAGAATGAGAGGCAGAGGTCATGAGCGGGAGATGGGGATCGGGCGACGATTACGCCGAAAGACTCCTAAACATTTGGCTTGGCGACCCCGCCAAACAATTGGCCCCTGGCCAAATCATCAATGTCCCGGTGTCGGCAAACATGGTGGGGAAACAGGCCGACTTAACAAAACAGGGTTTCGCCTACGGGTACGACAACACCATTGAAGATTTCAAATCCAAATACTTCATTGCCGAGAAGCGCATCTGCCTGCAGGCCACCAACTACGCCAAAAAGGTCGAACTCAGAGAATTGTCGGGGAGCGCGCTCACGTTCTCGGTCACGACCTGGCTTCGCGTCTACAGGGAAATATATTACCCGAGCACCCAAAGTGGCTACCTGTACGCGGCCTCGGAAGCCCTCGGGCTTGGATTGGAAAAGGTGGACAAGACCAAGTCGGCCTGGCATCTACCCTTCGTTGGAACAGAAATTTTTCCCAACGGGGTTGACAACAATTTCGGCAACGGATCCGCCCGCGCTGTCGACGCAAAGTTTCCAAGTTGGACGCCCTACCCGACCGGGCCGGTACAAATGTGCTGGGTTTTCTTCACCATGCAGAACGGAACACAACGAGGGGCGATGTTTGATTTCTTTCAGCCGAGCTCAAAGGAATGGAACGAATCTCAGGTGCTGCCGCCCACCGATGTCACCCCCAAAAGCGGGTTGGGCGGCCTGACAAGCAAGGGAGGCGTCACTGGCGGCACCAGCGCCGGGAAAGATTGGTCCGCGACCGGACTCATGACGTGGGGATCCAACGGCCTTCCTCTGGGCATAATCACGGGCGAAGAGTTTTCGGGCAAGACGTACTATCTCGCCGATGTCTTCGGCGCCGATGCAAAGCCGAAAACCTCGACCAGCAGCATCAAACCGTACGGGGACAAAGCATTGTCGATTGTCGAACGACCGCGCACGATACTCGGCACGTCGGCGAACAACAAGGACGTCAGGTTGGAGGAAATGGTGGATGGGCAATACAGAACTGACCCGACATCCAAAAGCTTGATAGATTCAGCATCAGCGAACGGTCTCAGCATCCAACACGGGCAGACCAAAGTCCAACTGTTCTACGCGAATTTGTGGGCGCGAGTTGGGTTCAATGGCGGCTGGGTCCCATTGTTCTTCAATCAGGAAGCCGCTAACAACATCAACGAAATGATCGCACGATTCAGAACAAAGTCTGCCGAGACCCCATCAAACCTAACCGGGAGCGGCGGCATCAAAATCATCGCCACGGGAGAAACAGCGAACTACGTAAAGCCGTCGTACGAGTTCCATCCAGATGCGGATCCCGGGAAACTAGTGAATGGAAGGCAGGTCGGCTGGCGCCCAGTGCCGGTTACGGGATCAAAAGATTTCCTGCCCACCCGGGTCATTGACGGCTCAAGCATCGGAGAAATCCTCACCATAAATTACGAAACCTGGATACCTCCGTACCAACCCGGCCCCAATCCGACAAATGCCCACTTTGATGCCGCCAGGAGGGCCTACTGGTACGTGCTGCCCACGCAGGCAAGGGACACAAAGACAATCGCAAACGTCTTTACGCCGAACGGAACCGTTTTTGACAGTGATTCTGCGGTCATAAATGCCGCTTTCGGTTCGGGGGCACACGCTGGCGCAAAGGGGCTCCACTGGGGCAAGTTCCTGAAAAAGGAAATCCTCGCCTACGACAACACTCCCGCATTCCTCGCGGCCGACATAGAGGACGACCCCAACCAACCCGGCAGCAAGCGGACGAAAAACTCGCAGATGCCCCTTGGGATTGCCACGATTCCGACCGGCTACCCCACCAGTGCCCATCTGAGTGAGTGGGTGTCCAACCTCAGCATTGAGGCCTCGAACAGGGTGCAGGCGCGCCTGCAGGATGCCAAGGCCGTTGCCTACACATTGAGAGTGAGCGGCAGGTATAGGCAAACCAACCTGTCGGTCGTGGACTCGTTTGAGGTGTCTTTGGCGAACATAGAAGGATTGTCGTACAACTCGTCGGGGCGGATGGGCACATTCATAGGCAACTCGGGTTCGTTGGGGAGAACGGGATACTCGACTCCGGGGGCGGGGGCAAACGACCCGAACGACTCCGATGATCCCGGTGTGCCAGGTTCTGGGGGCGGCTACACGGGGACCCCGAGAGATTGGCGCAAAACAATTTCCGACTCCCTCGAAAAATTGGTGACGCCATCGACAGTGATTACCCTCACCGGTGTCGAACTTGTCAAATTCATCGGCAGGCAGGTAAAGATTGGGGCTCCGCTGCCGCTGGTCAAAGAACTCTTCCTCGAGAACCTGCTCGAAGCGAGGATTGTCTCCCTCATGAACACGGAGGGCATCAGCCGAAAGGCCGCAAAGCAGAAGGTCAAGAACGACCCCGTCTACCTCGCCCTCGTCGGCGAAATCGACAAGATCAAGAAGAAGGATTTCGCCGGCCCCACCGGCGGGACGAACAGCGGCTCCAGCACCCCGAACGAATCGAAGAAGGAACAGACCATAAGAATACAGGTCGTTCGCGGGCTGCCCGGATACATCGAGGGGAACAGGGTCTCGACCATCGCGGAGAAACCGGAATTGGTGCAGGTCTACGAGGCATACGGCAAGGACGGGCAACTCATAGAGCCCACCGAAGCGAGGAGGTTCGTGTTCCCCCTGACGCCCCGCGAGGTCAACTACACGGGCATCGGCACGAAGTGGACGGAAATAGAGCGAACCGGGAACTACCCGATAGTCGACTGGCAGGGGTTCCAGCTCCTGAAGATCAGTTTCAATTTCGATCTGGTGAACGGCACGTACGCGGGGAACGCTTCCCGCGGTCCGGCGACTGGGTTCGGCTTCCTGCACGATTGCGAGAAGGACATAGAGACGCTGCGTCAGATGGCGCAGGCCCCGTACCCGGTCACCTTCCTCAACATGGACAGGTTCATGGAGAACGAGGTGCGCTGGCCCACCCTGACCGAAGGAAGGGGGATCGAGTTCGTGATAGCCGAGTTCAACGTCACCGCCGTGCAGAGGACGCCCGTCGACGGGCTACGCGCCACTGGCGCGGTGGCGAACCGCATATCGCGCGCTACCTGCAGCATGACGTTGCAGGAGATACCGATTGAGAACGTGAACATCGTCCAGATGCCGAGAATAAAGCCGTGCTTCAAGATCCTTCCGAACGGGAAAAAGACCTACGACTGCAGCGACAAGACGATCACGAAGGAAAAATTCAAGGAGTACCTGAAACTTGACACGGGGGTGAGTCGCTAATGCCAAGTTACTCCGGATACAGGGCGATTTCCTCCTACAAGCCCGACTCGCTCCCCTCGCGCGGGGCGGAGGTGTTCAACGTGTCCTTCGGCGACATACCGACGATGATCAAGGAGAAAATGAACGACTCAATACTGTCCTGCACCGTCAACTACAGCATGGACATGGCGACGGAGATAACCCTGAAAATCATAGACAGGGACTTCAACCCGCCGGGCGCAAAGAGGAAATTGAGCGACACGGGAGGCTACGCCCCCAATTCGTTCGCCGAGGGCAACTACTTCAACATCGGCAGGGACGTCACGTACATGTCGAGGCAGATAGCCAAATCCGAGTTCAACGACGATACAAAGCGGGCGGCGATCACGTTCCAGCCGGTGCTGATGGAGGTGGCGGACATATCCGTCGACCAGGAGCAGAGCGTCTCGCCGATTTGGACGGTCAAGTGCAGGCCGAAGGCGGTGCAACAGATGAAGCGCGACAGGAAGCCCGAGGTGATAGAAGGCGACGGCGCCGATTACGTCAGGGCGGCGTGCGCCAAGTACGGCATAAAGTGCGTCGCCGAGAACACGGACAAGAAGAAGAAGATCACCAAGGCGAGCGGGGACAACGAGGGCGACTCGACGTGGGACGTGCTGGGAAACCTGGCGCAGCAGGCCAAATTCAAGATGTTCGAGTGCGACGGCACCCTCTACTTCGCGTCCATGAAGTGGCTCATGCACAAGTGGGGGCCGGACGCGATCACCTACGTCGCCCAGGTCAAGAACGAGAAGACGGGCAGGCTGGAGGACAAGGTGGTGACGCGACGCTACATACCCCTGATGCCGGGCGAGATGGGGGCCGATTACCAGACGCAGAAGATGCCCTCGATGAACAGGTCGGACAACGACGTCATGGAGGGCAAGGGGTCGGCGACGATAGACAGGACGAACGGCGTCGGCATACGCCCCGGCATGACGGTGTTCGTCGGTGGCATACCGACCTTCGTCGGCTACTACCTCGTGACGGCCGTGGACTACGAGGAGCGCTCGCCGAACCCGGTCGGAATCCAGTTCAGCACGCCAGAACGGAAACCGAAGGAGAAGAAGATTTACCTCCCGGTCGGGCCGATGTACGACCAGACCGGCGACCCGATCGGGCCGGACGTCCTCATACCGTACCAAATTAGGAGACAAACCGGCGCCGTCAAGACGACGGGTGGGAAACCCCCCACGCCATGAAGAAGTCCCACCCAGACGTCGTCAGGAAGAGTGGCGGGGCCCCGCTCCCGTTCCGGGGCGGCGGCATCTACCAGGCGAAGGTCACCTCCGCCGGAAACGGCAACACCGTGCGCATACGCATACCCGGGCTCGGGGTGCACGTGGCCAATGTTTCCGCGCTTGACATCACGGAGGCGAAGAGGCTGGCGGCGGGGGATTCCGTGATATGCGGGTTCCTCGAGAACGACAACCAGCAGTTGATCGTGTTCGGCAGGAGCAACGTCGTGCCCGATGTTTTCGCCACAAAGGTCGAATTGGCGGCGCAGGTCACCCAGCTCCAGGCGCAGATAACCGCGCTAAGCGCCGCCCTGACGGCCCTGACGAACAGGTACAACTCCCACGTGGCCCACCCGCCGCCGGCATGACCAACAACGGCACCAGCGACAAGAATGGCAAAATAGACTTATGACGACCCTCAAATTCCCGATAGCATTCAACAGCGACGGTTCCCTCGCCACGCTGGATGAAGACCAAGACGCCTTCTACGCCCAGTTGCTCAGCATGGCCGCGCTGACGGAACCCGGCACGCACCCGTACTCGCCATCGTTCGGGATACTCGACCCTTCCTTCAGGAGCGTTAGCAGGGGGCAATTCATGATTCACGCGAACAGGTTCGTGCCAGAGGTGGAGATAGTGGAGGCCGAGGGTGAGCAGAACGAGACCACCGGCCAGATCGTGCTGAAAGTCAAGTTTAGGAGGAAGTGAAATGTCAATAGATTTCAGCCCGTACGTCAACCTTCGCATATACGACAAGGACCCGATGGAGCTCTACCTGTCGGCCGTCGAACTCATGCAGATGAACGTGCCCCAGTTGAGCATCAGGCCGGGGACCATAGAGGACGGAATGATTCAGGCATTCTCGTTCCTCACCACGATCGCCATAAACCACATGAACGCGATGCCCGACAGGCTGGCCGAGGCCCTCGCCACCTTCATGGGGGTAGAGAGAATTTCCAGTTCGTTCGCATCCGTCCCAGTCAGGGTGACGGCTCTTGATTACGCAGGCGGGACGCTCGATGCGGAGACGACGCTGGAGCACAGATACACGGATGGTGTCGGAAAAGAGGTCAAGGAGTACTACGAACTGCCGTCCAGCACAACGATCGAACCAGTGGAACCAGTGCTGGGCGCCAACCCGCCGACACCGCTCCCCTACATCGATGTAATTGCCACGGCGATCGGACCAGGTCTCAGAAGGGCGGTAGTGGCCGGGGATGAACTTCTCATATTGAATGCCCAGAGCGTAAGCGATTCTGGTGTTGCCCTTGATGGCTTTATACAAGGGGGCGAAGAAGAGGATGATTCGTCGTTTCTCGCAAGGTTCGGCACCTTCCTCCAATCAATGACCTCGACCTCGGCGACATCAAAGCAGGTGGAGGCATACGTCCTGGCGAATTTCTCATTCGTCGGCAGGGCCAAGGCGTACGACCTGACGAACGGGTTGTCGAATCGCAATTTCGGGGCGGCGGACGTCCCCGGCTTCGTGACGTTGTACGTGTACGGCAACGGCCGCGCCCTGTCCGAATTTGAGAGGATGAGTATTTACAACGATGTTAGGGAAAGGATGCTCGCTGGGTTGACCCTTGTGGTCGAGGACATGAAAGTCCTTTCCGTCACTGCAGAGATTACCGTCAGGGTATCCGAGTTCGCCGACATAGTCTCCGTCAGCGAAGCAGTCAAGACGAAGCTCGCCACGACCCTGAACCCATCGGCCTACCCACTCAACGACCCAGCCATTCGCAAGACGGCCCTGCTCGCCCAAGTGACCTCGGTTCCTTTGGTTCTTTACGTCGAGGCAATGACCATGACGTGTGCCGAAACGACGTCCAACGCGGCGGGTGACTTGCTGTTCGGCCAGAAGGGTTGCCTCCCGGAACTCAGCATTGACAACATAACCGTGACGGCGAACCTCCTGTGAGCCTGAAGTTACCGCAGCGCAACCTGCTTCTGGCGACCTCCGCCATGCGGCGCATGGACGATTCGGGGGCGGACGTGAGTGCGCTGAGTATCGAGCAGAAGTGGGTTGTCGAATCGCCATCGACGGCGACAGTAGACGAGACCAAATTCTGGAGGTACGACAAGTACTCCCTAAAAATAACGAACGTCACCCCCCAGCCGACAATCGTAAGGCTGACCGAAGAGGACGTACCCCAACCTTACGCGGGTCAGCCGCTGGTTTTCTCGGCGATGGTGTACTCAGATAATGCGACGACCGTATCCTGCTACCTGCACAACGAGTACGCCCCGTACACATCGGTGACCCCGAACACGCAGGAGTTGGTGGCCGGCTCGTGGAACGCCGTCTACTCAAACGAGAACGAGTTCGGACAAGTTACCACTGCCGCCACGGATGTATCCATCACTCTGGTCATCGGGGCGACACAGAGCAAGGTCGTCTGGTTGACCACCCCATGTCTTACCCTGTCCAGACCAGAGAATTTCAACCAGATAACGCTGAATGCGAGGCAATTCCTCCCGGACGTAATTCGCGACGCCGACTCCGAGAGCAGCAACCCGACGAGGCCGTTTGCAAAGATGTTCCACTCAATGAGCGCCGACATGTCAAGGCTCATCGAGATGTACCTCGACATGCAGCCGCTCAGCGCAGCCGAGGTAGGGCATGCCGGAGTCCTGGAGGAAACAAACCCATACAAGACCCTCTCCGCTGGAACGCTCTTCTCGGTCGACAACATGCTTCCCGAGTACATCGACTACGCCGGAATGTTCGTCGGCACCAGGGTTAAAGACAACATCTACGATGGGGCGGACGGCATCCACGACACCGAAACATTCGACTTCGCGCGGTGGCAACTGCGCACCAAGGCGTACGGCCACAGAAGCGGATCGAGGGGCGCGGTCAAGGAAGCCGTGAAGACGGTGCTGTCCGACAGGAAGGCGGTGCTGGTCACCCCGAACCTCAACGGCAACGCGTTCACGATCGGGATCAAGACTCTGACCGACGAGACTCCGACGGCACAGGTTGCCGGGGATTCGAGTTCCGAGGTGCTGGCAGCCGCCGAGCCGGCGAGGCCCGCAGGCTTCACGTTCGTCCACGAAACAGTCGACAGCATCCCCTTCGTGCTCGACGACACCGACTTCGGGGTGTTCGATCTGAGCGCCATTGAATAGGTGCTAAAATAGTCATCGGTACACAACCGAAAGGAAACCACCATGTCAACGAAATTCCTCAAGGACACAGCAGAGAGGGCGGGTCGCACCTTCCTACAGGCCTACCTCGGCGCATGGATCGCCACGGGGGCAAACCCGGACGACCTCCTCAAGGCGGACAGCCTGAAAATCGGCGTGTCGGCGGTTGCCCTCTCCGTGGCCATGGCGCTCGGACTGAAGAAGGTCGGCCCGAACAAGAATTCGGCGAGCGTCGTCTGATTTACTGCCTGCCAGAACGGTCGGCGTGATTTACAATGGAGGGAGTTTCCCTACCGGAGGTTCCCTGAATGCTCGCTGGCGTCTACCACATGACATGTGAACAAGGCTCCACGTTCGTGCGCAACCTCGAGATAGAGCGACCCGACCCGTCGGACCCGACGGGGGCGACCTTCGTCCCCTACACCCTCGCCGGCCACACGGCGAGGATGCAGATCAGGAGGACGCTGGAGAACGCCACGCCGATGGTCAGCCTCACCAGCACCGTAGACGCCGGCGGCAACGGCATCGTCATGCAACCCCAGGCCGTGGAGAACGCCCTGAGGATATACATGACCGCGCAACTGACCGCGACGATAACGGACAGCGGCGTGTACGACCTGGAGATAATCAACTCGATCGGCGAGGTCGCCCGCGTGATCCAGGGCCAGTTCAACCTCAGCCCAGAGGTGACGCGATGACCGTGCCAAACAACGTCATAATCAGCGAGGACAGCCAGAACCAGGTCATAGTCGACCAGGACGCCCCGAACCAGGTGGTGGTCAGGCTCGGCGGGGCCACCGCCAACACGAGGCGCCACGTGCACGATCAGTCCGCGGTGTCCAGCCAGTGGACGATAAACCACACCCTCGGCGGGTTCCCGTCCGTCACGGTGGTGGATACGGCAAAAAACGTGGTCATCGGGGAAATCACCTACAATAGCACCACCCAAGTTGTAGTAGACTTTTCTGCAGCGTTCTCTGGGCACGCCTATCTGACATGAGGCAGGACTAATGGCAACAAGATTCGTAACCAACCTTGATCTAGTACAGAATCAGATACTCAAGGGTCGTTTCCAGGCAGTTGCGACCGACCCGGCTAACGATACTTTCACCGGTTGGGTCATCTACAACACCACCGAGAAGACCCTCAAGTACTACGACGGGGCGGCCTGGCAGAGGCTCGTCGTCGGTGTCTCGTCTGCCGGTGACGCCTCGGAGGCCCTCACCATCACCAACAACTCCGACGGCACGGTCACCATCACCCCGAACCTTGCGACCGGCGCCAACGACGGCGTCATGTCGGCCGCGGACAAGGCCAAGCTCGACGCGTCCACGGACGCCGACAGCGTAAACACGCTCGTCATACGCAACGCCGCCGGTCGCTTCCAAGTCGCGACCCCGGTGAGCGGCCTCGACGCTGCCAA